AATTTTGCCGTTTATGTTTTTTGTACCCCATGCGTATCCTCTCAGTAACATCCGTGGGGAACCCAGTGCTGCAGAGGTGTCTTGCACGATATGCATCCGTGTTACCATACCGCCTCCCGTTTTTGGGTGATTTTTCACAATGTTGATAATTATGTTGACAACTTGTGAACAAACATGTATTATTAAATAAAAACCGGAGAAATACCGTGACCACTATTAAAAATCCCCCGTATCGTCCACCAAAATATTCCGATCCTGCAATTTTTGAACAAAAATGCAATGAGTATTTTGCAAAAGGTGGAATTTTTACCTTTACAGGCCTTTGTTTACATTTGGGATTCTGCGACAAGGGTACATTTTGGGACTACCAACAAAAGGAACTCTTTCGCCAATCGACCGCAAGGGCAAAGATGATTATAGAAAATCAAAGAGAAAAAGATCTTGTCAATGGGGAAACTAAAAATGTCAACGGAATTAAGTTTTCTTTAACTAATAACTTTGGTTGGAAAGAAAAAACAGAAGTGGAACATAGCGGCCTTCCTGAACTTCCACAAACAATTCAAGTAAAAATCATATAATGCCACTTGTAAAGAACAAATACAAACCTTTACATTTGATAAAACCTATTGCCAACTTATTGTTTGACACATCGAAGAAGTGGAGAACCCGCGTCGCTTACGGCGGTCGCGGCTCCGGTAAGTCGTGGGGATTTGCTGACGCGCTTATCGAAATCTCTTTACACGCGAAAAAACGCATACTTTGCACAAGGGAAATACAAAATTCGATTAAAGACTCGGTGCATAAACTTTTGTGTGATCGGATTGACGCTCTTGGTTATTCAGGCTATTTTACTATTACTGACAACGAGATCCGCAACAAGGTCGGATCTACGTTTATATTTCGCGGATTGAAATCCAATATCGCTGAAATAAAATCAATGGAGGGAATAGATTACTGTTGGGTGGCTGAAGCGCAGCCGGTATCAAAAGAAAGTTGGGAAATATTGTGTCCTACTATTCGTAAAGAAGGCTCAGAAATTTGGATCGAATTCAACCCCAAGTGGGAAGACGATGAAACATACAAACACTGGGTGATAAACACGCCTGAAAATTGCATTGTCGCAAAAGTAAATTATCTTGACAACTCTATGTTTCCCGAAGTGTTACGTGTAGAAATGGAGCAGGATAAAGTTCGTGACCCTGTTCTTTACGAGTGCAAATGGCTTGGTAAGCCCGTTGGTATTGGCTCAAAAGTGTGGACTGCATTTAATAAAGGCATCCATGTCCGTGAGCTGCCCTGGGATGTTGTAGCAAAGCAGGGTAATTGCTTTATGGCAATCGATCCGCATTCTCATTATTATCCGTTCTGTTTATGGATGGCTATTGTTCCAAAAAACTCACGAGGAAACTGGCCAGAGGATTTCTACAGATATTTTTATAACGAATGGCCTATGTTTGACGATCTCAATGGATATTATCATGATTGCCGAAAGTCAATACAGTTTACGGGGTCGCTCAAAGATATTGCCACGGCAATATACAATAAAGACGGAAGCGGACAATACGGAATTAAAATTTGTAAGCGGTTTATTGACACGAGATATGCAAAAGGTTCTGGTTCGTGGAACTGGTCTAGTGCAACTACGGGAATAATCGATTTGTTCAGCAAGCCTGAAAATGGGGGATTGCTATTCGACTTGCCGGCGGAAAAGGCAATAGACGCGCAAAGGCAAGCCCTGCATTCAGACATGTTGTATAACAAACTACAAGCCGTCAATCAATTTAACGAACCAAATTTTTTGATCGCGCCGTGGTGTAGGAATACGATTGCAAGTTTTGAAAATCACAGATTAATCGAAGGAACTGAAACGGAGGATGATAAATACAAAGAACCTTCTGATTGCGCCAGAATCAACTATGCAGGTGTGACAAATTGGAAATTTAAGGACGCGGAAAAGAAAATAAGAACACAACAGTCGATAAGTTATAGCATGTCTAATAGTTCTGACGGGTGGATGGAAAGATGATAAAGACCGAGGAGTTCATTAATAATTTATTTAAGGCAAATGTAAAGGATAAAAGATTGCGTAAAGCTAAAGTAAAAGATCTGCTTTACAAAATGAGAAACAAGTACGGTGATCTAAGTAAGGTTGACATGGGGAAGTTGGAGGTATGACTAAGTCACAATTGAGTGATTTAAGGAACGTGGTAACCGATCTGCAATATGCGTATAGAGTTTTATATGCATTGCCTGACATAGGGGAAAAGGCCAGGTACGTGGCTCTTGACTTTGCAGCAAAACTAGAGCAGGATATGCATCGGTTAAGCGGAATGATATTAGAATACGAATTGCCAAAAACAAGAGGCGGAAAATGAAAAAACTATTAAAAACTTGTTTTCCAGAAGATTTATTCTACCCGGTGTTCGACTATAAAGCATTTGTCAAGCCTGTCGCATTTGCAGGAATAATAAAAACCCATTTTGATTTTTTCTCAACTTTTATTAAGTGTTATCTTTTGTGTTACGTTTGCGTTCACCCGGATTATCGGCTGCAAGGGCGAGGCATTGACATCGTGGAAAAGGTCATTAAAAAGATTCCGAAAAACGAGCCGCGAATAATTGTTGCCAATTGTGCCCCTAACAAAGTGGAATTTTACGAAAAATGCGGATTTTCAAAAACTGAATTGCGGGCGATTTACACCGATAGAAACGACGAGGACTTTGTGATGATACGCATGGTCGGAGACATATATTTAGGAGACGAGCCATAATTGTGAACAATAATGTTGACAACTTGTTGATAATTTGTGTATAATACTTGAAGAGGAAACAAAAATGCCTTATAAATCACAAGCACAACGCCGATGGGCACATACCGCAAGCGGATTATCCGCCCTTGGCAAAGCAGGCGTGGCGGAATGGGATAGGGCAAGCAAGGGAAAAAAACTTCCCGCTCGTAAAAAAACTTTGGGAAAACTATGAGAACATTGGGATCGATGGGAACGCATGTCCCGAAAAGCGGCGTAAGGATGAGAATGCCGAAAGTCATGACGCTTGGAAAGCTTGGCCGAAAAAGTGGAGTGCGAATTTAATGCAAAAGCCGAAAATACAAACGCTTGGTGAATTAACAAATGGTTGGCGTATGGGAATTGTCAACGGGAATGAAATGCGGACAATCAACAATGCTTCTAACGATTCATTTGTAGGTGGTGGAAATTATAAAGAGGAGTCGAAAGAACTTCCTCGTGGAGCACTAGTTTCTGAAGATGTTTCGGATTCTCATTGGATTTTGGCACACGAATTATATGAGACGTTACGAATGGACGGATATGGGGAAACGTATGAAGAGGCGCATGCATTTGCTAACAGCGCAGAAAAAATATTAAGAAATTTAGAACAATCGAACATAAAAAAATATGGATGTCAAAAAGTTACTCTCGCAAATGTAAATAAATAATTATGGCTTATATACCTGACAACACAGCCGGCCTATCCGAAAACGATAAAATCCTTGCCGATGCCAAGAAATGGTATGAGGAATGCATCAGTTACAATAATGAATGGGCACAACAGGCAAAGAAAGATGTCGAGTTTTTCTCTGGTTCTCACTGGGCACCTGAAGTTATTGATGGACGCACGAGGGATAAGCGCCCGATATTGACAATAGACAGAACAACACCGATAATCAACAAAATACTCAATGAATTCAGGCAAAACCTTCCCGGCGCAGAAGTTCGCGGAAAAGATGAAGCCTCTTCTGTAAAGACCGCGAACGTAATCGAGGGAATCATAAGGCACATTACAAACGATAGCGATACGGAAACGGCTTTTGATACCGCTTCCCTTTATCAAGTAGTATGCGGAAAAGGGTATCTAAGGTTGATGACTGATTTCGAAGATAGCAATTCTTTCGACCAATGCATTAAAACATCTCGCATTTGTGATCCCATTATGGTGCAATTCCCTGAATGGTTATGCACCGAGGTTGATTGGAGTGATGCTCCGTACTGCTTTATCAGCTACACGATTAACAAAGAGGAATTCAAAGAAAAGTATCCAAAGGCAAAAATGGCCGAATGGAGTAACGGGAATTACAATCCGGTATGGATGACTGAAAAAGAAATGATTCTGGTAGAAATGTACTTGGTTGAGAAGACCCCAAAGACAATTTACAAAGTACAGAATATCATTTCACAGGAATTTTCCGTTGTAGAAGAAAAGCCGGATCCGACAATGTTTGTTGTACTTGATGAACGGGAAACAGAAAATAGAAAAGTAAAATGGTATCTGCTTTCAGATCAAGAAGTTCTTGACGAAAAAGACTGGCTTGGAAATCACATTCCGATTGTTCCTGTTTTAGGTCAAGAACTATCTGTTGCAGGAAAGAAAGTTTATTCATCGCTCATTAAATCTTTAAGGGAACCGCAGAAACAATACAATTGGGGCGTATCCGCACAAGTCGAACGCATTGCCATGAATCCCTTATCTCCGTGGGTAATGACTGAGGGTCAAATCGAAGGACATGAAAAGGATTGGCAAGAGTCGAATGTCAAGCACATCGCGGCCTTGCAATATAAAGCAGAAGACATCATGGGACATCCGGTACCTCCTCCTTTCCGAACTCCGATAGCAGGAAGTGATCCGGCAATTTCTGAAATGGTAATGGAGGCAGGAGAAAATTTAAAAGCAGTGTCAGGCGTGTACGATGCTTCTTTGTCAACTCCGGGAAAAGAAACCGCTGGCGTGGCAATTGACGCACGGCAAGAACAAAGCGACCAGGCGAATTACCACTACTACGACAATTTGTGTAAAGCTGCAAGGCATTTATACCGTCAGATATGTGATCTCATTCCTAAGATTTACGATAGCAACAGAATGGTACGAATACTTGGTGAAGACGACGTTGAGGATATCGCATATGTCAATGCCCATTACGCGCAAATAAATAAAAACGAGAATGGGGAAGTATACGACTTGTCTGCCGGAAAATACGATGTCGTGGTAAAGGCAGGGCCGTCCTTCAGGACGAAAAAAGAAAAAACCGTACAACTTCTCACCAATCTTTTTAGAGCGAACCCGCAATACGCCGCTTCAATGGGAGATCTTCTCGCCAAAATGCTTGACGCGCCGCAAGAAGTAATTGACAGGGCGCGCGCTTTATTACCGCCTGAATTGCAGACAAACAGTAAAGACGGCAATCCGGCTGATAAGGCAATGATACAAAAACAAAACGCGGCTATGCACCAATTGATGAACCAAGTTGAGGCGCTCAAAGCAGAACTGAAAAATAAGTTGACAATAGAACAAGCAAAAACAGAGCGGGAAATTATCAAAAGTGAAGCAGAGCTTAAAAAAGCACTAATCGAGAATGACCATGAGATAAAACTTGAGTCCCATAAGGCAGCGCACGCTTTAGGGATGCAAGCCCACGGTCATAATCTCAAGCAAACGGGTGCGGGTGGTACCCAGCAGCCTATACAACAACCTGCTCAACCAGCAGTGACGCAAGGAGCATAAGCATGGTAGACGAAATTGATACAATCGATCAGGAAACGCAAACTGTTGTTGATAATGGAAATTCTGAGACTGAATTGACAGAGGAGAAGCCTGTCGAAGAGGAATTAAAAAAGGAAAACCATGATTTTCGTCGAATGACCAAATTTATTCAGCGCGCTGCACGAGCTGAAGAAAGAGCAGCAATGCTTGAACAACAGCTTGACGAAAGGCAAAAGAAACAACAGTCAAGTGACGAAAAACCTATTCGTGAGAACTTTCAAAACGACGAAGAGTTTATCGATGCCTTGACTGAATACAAAGTAAACAAAAAAATTCCTGAGCTGGTAAACAGTGTCAGAGAAAACGAAATGTCAAATGCGAATAACCAACAGGCCAATGCTTTGAGAGAAAAGTATTCTGATTTCGATGATGTTATGGCAGAAGCTAATGAAATGCCAGTCCCGGCAAAGGCAATGCAACCGCTGGGAACTGCTCTTGTTTCTTCTGGAATGTCTGATGAAATTAAATATTATCTCGCAAGCAATCCTGAAGAATTTAATCGTATTGTTGCATTACCGCCATTAAAAATAATGGCAGCGATTGATGCCATATCTGACAAATTGACAGGTAAGGAACCGCATCAACCAGCAAAAAAACCTAGTCCTATTGTTCCTCCAAAAAGCAAAGGAACAGGTGGACAGAAACCACAACACGAACTTAACGCGAAAGACCTGCTCGAAGATTTGAAGAAAGAACAGGCTGCGCGTTACAAGCGATAAGGAGTAATTTTTATGGCTAACCAGTTTGCTACCCCAACACTTTTCAGTAAGTACATTTTGGCATATCTGCACACGAATTGTCTTGCTGCAAATCTCATGGATCGTCAATTTGATGATTCATTTGGAAAGACCGGTTTGAGCGTATGGAAACCGGGTACATCAATCAAGGTGAAATATCCTGTCAAGTTTTCGACCACGACCGGCCCGGCTCTAAGCCTGCAGGATATCACGCAGAACAGCGCTACTATCACTGTGTCAACTCAGAGGCATATCGATTTCGATTATACGAGTATCGATGAAACGTTGACATTAAGTGACATGAAAGAACAATTTTTCATGCCCGCGGCGAAAACGCTCGCTGCGTACATCGATGCTGATGCAATCGCAACGCTTACGCCACAGGTTTACAATCTGTCAGGTGAAAGTCTTGGTGCGACAACTGGCGCGCTGCCGGCACATTATAGCGTCGCAAGCAAGGCTCGTCAGTATTTGAGCCAGAATCTTGCTCCGACAACACATCCGTGGGTAGCACTTCTTAATCCTGCTTCACACAGTTCGCTTGCGTCAAGCTTGGTTGGTCTTTACAACCCGCAGATGACTGTGAGCAACATATTTGAGGAAGCAATGATCGCAAAGCGCACCGCCGGATTTGACTGGTACGAATCGCAGAACATTGCGAATCAGACCTATGGATCGAGATTGACTACTGGTGCGACGATTAACGGTACGCCTGTTGATGGAGCAACCACTTTGACGCTTGCAGGGGTTTCCTCTTCAAGTGCAACAATCAATGTCGGAGATCGTTTTCAGGTGTCAAGTTGTTATCCTGTTAACCCTGAAACGAAAATTGTGTATACCGACACACTCCAGTGGTTTGTAGTTCTTCCGGCAGGTACAACATCGAGCGGTTCTTATACCGCGACAAGTGCGACAACCGGATATTACACCTGTTCAGGTGGAGCGGTAACGCTGACGGTATCCCCGTCAATTTATCAGAATGCTTCAAACCCTCTGATGAACATGACTGGCCTAGTAAGCGGCGGAAACGTGACATTCTGGGGAAATGCAAGTCTTACTGCTGTAAACAATCTTTGCTTTGCAAAAGACGCATTCGCATTTGTCAGCGTACCAATGGTTGAGACCGGCGGCGTGGATACCTGCAAACGAGAAACCGTTGACAATGTTTCTCTTCGTACCACCATTTTTTACGATGGTATTAACGACAGGAAGATCGTTCGTATCGATGCGGTATACGGCTTTGCGGCCTTGTACCCACAACTCGCAGCGATTATATCGGGTTAGTTTTCCGAGGTACTGGTATAGGGGCGGCAACCAGCAAGCCGCCTCTTTTTAAAAACGAACTTTACAAAAGGGGTTTACAAATGGCAGTAGAACAGATTGGCGGACAGGTAAGCGGAATTGTTGACGGTCTTACCGTTGGCACAAGCTCTTCTTTAATAAGCGTATACGGCGCAACTCCGGTTGTTCAGGCAAGTGCGATTTCGACAACCGATACCACGGCGGCAAATATGGCTTCGGCAATCAATTCTCTGATTGCTGCATGTAAAAATTTTGGGATCATAAAGAAAACTTAACAAAGAGGAATTATGGCTATATCAATAATTGGTCAGCATGACGTACATAATTTTCAACAGCTTAAAGAGTCTAACAATTCCGACGGAATTTCTGTCGGCACTAGCAATGCTCTTGTAGGCGTGTATGGCAAAGTAGTTGCTCAGCAATCTCTTCCGACAACCGTTACTTCGGATACGTCGGGAGCGTCGCACGCAACGGCAATCAATGCCCTTATCGCAGTTCTTAAAAACTTTGGTATTGGCAAATGACAAGTATTTTTATCGGCGTTCCTCTTTACGGAAACACGGTTGATGCCGGGTGTTGCATGAGCCTCCTTGCTAATGCCCGACATCTTGACCGGCTAGGCTATGATGTTGAGATTCATTTCGAGTCCGGGAACCCGTATGTTGATGATTCGAGGAACCGTATTGTCAAACAATTTTTAAATTCTGGTAAAGACAAGCTTGTTTTTGTCGATTCTGATATTTCTTTTTCTCCTGATGGGATTTACAATCTGATTAAATACGATGTCGATATTATCGGCGGCGTTTACAGGTTGAAAAAAGATGAAACTCAATGGCCTTGCCTGCTTGAGACAAATGAGGACGGCGAATTAATGGGAGATCCTGGAACAGGGTTGATAAACGCTCTTCATATTCCAGCCGGATTTTCAGCAATTAAACGTACTGTATTCGAACAAATGGTCGGGTTACATCATGAATGGAATGTGTCAAACAATGGCGGAATGACAATGTTCTTTGCAACAGGAAACGTGTTCGGAGACGGCCTTTTTTACGGCGAGGATGTTGCCTTTTGTAAACGTTGGCGTGAAATGGGCGGTAAAATATGGGTATACCCGGACATTGACTTTGAGCACATTGGAAAAAAACCCTTCTACGGGAATTTTCATAATTTCTTAATCGAAGAAAAATGCAAAGTAGACATGAAGAAAAACATTGAGGGAGAATTTAATGAACTTCTCAGCCGTTCCACAACTTCAGGGTAAATTTATTCCGTATTCCGATGGGAGTGGTGGGAAAACCGTTACTACTATCGAGGAATTTGAGGAATTGAGAGATAACGATTTTCTTCCTTATCCTAAAAAGATAGAACTTCCAGAAACTCACATCCACGAAGCGCCAGTACAGATTTTTCCTTCGAATGAAAAATTATCGATACTGGAAGAAATAGGGCGGGGGCGCGGTCGTCCTCGAAAGGAATTATAAATGACAACTGCATTAGACATTGTAAATGCGGCTCGCCGAAAACTTAACATCGATGCTTTGGGTGATAGCGTTTCCGATATCGAGACTGCGGACAGTTTAAAGCAGTTGAACAGGATGCTTGACAGTTGGAACAATGACAGGCTTACAATATTCGCAACTAATAGCGGTTTGTATCCACTTGTTGCTAACCAATATGTTTACACTATCGGGTTAAGCGATAGGGTTTTGTATGGAAGTCACGGACAATTTTGGACGACGGGAAATATAACCGTAACAATAAACGGAACGGCGTTTTACCAACAGGTAAACTATATCGATCATACTGCTTCTTATTGGTCAACAAACAATCCGGTTCTTGCGGCTAATTTTGTTGGACACGACAGCACTAATGACATTTACAAAATAGGAGATAGTGCAACTCACTGGAATAGTTTGCCGGCAAATGGAACAGTTGCCTCAACAAGAATAATTACTTTGACCGTTTTGGCGAATACAATAAAACTATCGGCAAATTCCATTTTATCAAATTGCAGTTACAATGCAGCTATCGATCAATTGACATTAAGTAATAATGGCGCTGGTGCTTTAACGGTAAGTGTGACAACCTTCGACCCAAATAATTTTGTAAGTTATGGGGTGACACCATTGCCGGATAATCACATCGAAGCGACAAGACCGATAAAAATTACCGCAGCTTTCACACGCTCATCGAATCCCAATCCTATTGATTATCCGCTTGAAGTGATTAACAATGCCCAGTACCAGGCTCTTGTCTTTAAAACAATAAATATTACTTATCCGTATTATCTCTATTACAATCCTACATTCCCGCTTGGTACGATTACTCTTTATCCTGTTCCGAATGTCGGATTAATTCTTGGATTATCTCAGGTTTTGCAGTTCATTGATTTCGCGAACTTGACAACCGCAATACAGTTGCCTCCGGGATACGAGGACGCTATAATTTACAACTTAGCTGTACAAATTGCGCCGGATTACGGGCGTTCTGACAAGGCGATGCGTGGAACACAGATATGGGAAGAAGCAAAATCAAGGCTTGCATCATTGAAGAGAACCAATCAAGAACGTTTACTAATGGCAGTAGACCCATCTATATTTATGGGGAGACAGGGCGGGGTTTGGAACCCATATACCGATTCTTACACCGGTAATATATATGGCTAAACAGCGAACAGAGTTTAATTTCATCGGCGGATCTTATAATGTAAGAAGTAAATTCGTGGACACGCAGGAATGTATTAACCTCTATCCTGAAGCCGAGCTTCCCTCTTCGAAAAGTATTACCTGCTTAATAGGAACGCCGGGATTAAAATCTTTTTCAAATATTCCTATCGGCTCAATACGCGGACTTTATTGCACTTCTCTAAACAGGCTTTTTACTGTTTGTGGAAGCGGGCTTTACGAAATAGATATAGGCGGAAACGCCACTAATTTGGGAACACTTATTACCTCAGATGGTATTGTGGGAATGGTTGACAATGGGAATCAACTTCTTATCGTGGATGGATTCGCGGCGTACACTTTCGACTTGACAAACTGGACAAGTGATCCTCAATATGGAATTGTAACGCCCTATCAAGACCCATCTGTTTCAACAATTTTTGATCGTACAACGATGAAGTGGAATGGTCAAACATGGGATGGAACTGCATTAGACGTGCTTACTCCGAATATCCACGGTGCAGGGACATTTGCGCTTCTTGGACAGATTACCATTTGCGCAATGCCGACAATATCAACTCCACAACCGGATTTATTTGTTTACAACACGGCTATTGTAAACCCTACACACTGTATATTCAAGGACGGTTATTTTGTCATTAATAGCTCTGGCTCTGGACGCTTTTATATATCGACTCTCGCAACTAATGTCGGGGATGATAATATTACTTTTGGGTCTTATGAAGGCGGTCTTTTCGATCCATTGCAGTATGCTACGGCTGAGGGTTCGCCTGATAATCTTTCGTCAATTGTCAAAACGAACAACGAGTTAATTCTTGTCGGTGATAAAAGTACGGAAATCTGGTACAATTCGGGTGCTGCTCCATTTCCTTTTCAACGCATTCAATCTGCGTTTTTCGATATAGGCACCGTGGCACCCTATTCAGTTGTTGCAAATGGGAATGACGTATTCTGGCTTGGCGCGAATTCACAAGGGCAAGGGATGGTGATGCACGCTAATGGATATGTCCCGCAGCGTATAAGCACACATTCGATTGAGTATATGATCGGACAACTTAACAAAGTAAATGATGCTGTTGGATGGACATACCAACAGGAAGGACACTTTTTCTATGTACTCACATTCCCTTCTGGAAACCGCACTTTTGTTTTCGATATTACTACCGGACTATGGCACGAGCGCGGGTACTGGAACTCCTATACTGGCGCAAATGATAGACATAGAGGTGTCTGTGTATCCAACTTTAATCAACTGGTCTACGTGGGAGATTGGGAAAACGGAAACATCTACCAACTAGACCTAAACACCTATACCGATGACGGGAATACGATTAGAAGAATAAGGACGTGTCCGCATATTCATTATCAAATGAAAAGAATGTATTATAATGAACTCGAAATAGATATGATAAAGGGGGCAGGATTGTCGGGAATAGGTGAAGGAACCAACCCGCAGGCCATGCTTCAATGGTCTAATGATGCCGGCTTTACATGGTCAAGCGAACGGTGGGAGCCAATCGGCGCAATCGGACAATATAAACAACGCGTACACTGGCACGGGTTGGGTATGACAAGAGACAGGGTATTCCGATTTGTAATTACAGATCCGGTATCTGTGATAATAATAAATGCATTTCTGGATGTTGAAGTTGAGGACGATTAACATGACATTACAATCGATAACAGTTGCGACAGATTTACAAACAAGGGTCTTTTCTCCGGCTCCTTTGAGAAATCAAATTGTCGATAATACCGGAATCGTATCTTCTGTATGGCAAAGGTGGATTGCACAAATAAGTGAATTGAATGCATATCAAAAAGATGTTCCTGTTTTTAAAACAGGAGTAGGTCATACGGTGGACGATGTTATTTCCCTTTTGCAAACATTGGGGATATGTAAACAATCATGAAAAAGATAGTTTTTTATAGATCAAGTATGCCTGACAATCCAATATTTGGGTATGCCGATCATGTTCAGGTTTTCGGAGAAGAAGACAATTTGATCTTTGCCGATCATTGCAGTACATGCCCGAATGCTTACAAAATTATGCCGGATGGAGAAAGAATAAAATATACAAATGCTTATGGAATGCTTGCAGAAGGGACTTACGACTTTCGATGTATCGGAAATCATCCTAAATATGGCAAATGTCTATTGATCGATGACGGCGGGAATGTTCCTTCGTGTATACCAGACATTAAACATGATGGACAAATGATAATGGATCAAGTGTTTGTGCATACAGGTGAAGATACGCAATGGCGCGGAAGCGCCGGATGCTTGACCTTATCACCTATGATAGCATATAATTTTTTTTCATGTTTTACAGATGGAGAAACTGGGACTCTTATACTTCAAAAATTGATTGAGAGCATACCATGATCGATCTAAACAAACTTCGAAACTTCGATATCCTACTTATGACCGGAGATGACATTTTGTCAATGGCAATCCGCTCTTTTGAAATTGAGGCAGAAGAGACAAGAGAAGGACACAGCCTGAAAGGAATTATTGACGGGCTTAAAATGTCAAAAGATAGGAACATTCCTATTCATTCCAGAATGGTTTACAGTTCTGTGATGAAAACCGGCTGCGAAATGACATGGCCGCATGCGAGAATATGCGACTTGACAAAAGACAATGCGGAAATAGTGCAAGTGTGTCGATGTCCATATCTTTCCGACCCTATTGTCAATGAAGACATGAATAAATGGTGGAATGCCTTTATAGCGGGTAAGGAGACTTACGGGATTGACAATCTTTTGACATTTCCAACAGGAATACCGGTTGACGAAAGACATTTAGTATGCAGTCAGGCAACTACTCAGGCGCTTATTACTGTTTTAGATGATAACAAAATCGATCCTAGAATGATTTTCCCAAATTACTGGATTGACAAAAACAAGTTGCTTGTAGAAAAAGTTTCCCCTTACGATCAATTTTTGCAATTTACTTTAATGAATTGGAACATCACGAAGGAAATCTCATGAATGAACATTGCGAAGAACACAGTGGTTTAGTTGCGGAAATTGAGAACGCTAAGGACAATATAAAAAATTTATGGCATGAGATTAACACTATGAAAACATGGGTTATTATTGGAATGGGATCTCTTCTTATTCAATTAATCTTTTTTGTAGGGAGCAAATTTATAAAATGAAAAAGATAATATTATCAATTTTGGCTTTAGTAGTTGTGGCTATTGCTGGAACGTATTCAGATGGGCAAGGGAATGTTTTTACCTTTCAAGATTCGACCGTTACCGCAAAAGATAAAAATGGAAATGCGATAGCGGTGAATGCAAAGCATGTCGGGACTACAATGATTATATATGCATTTGTAAACAGCGAAATAATTTTATGTTATTATGTAGAAGGAGAAATCGTATCATGCCGCGAATTA